TGCAGGGTTTTTTACAGGCTAATTTTGACCGAGAGGGGACTTTTACAACTTTCAGAAAATATTGAAACTTATGAAACCATATAAGAAACTAAACGTACAAGAACAAAGGTATTTTGACCGATTGGTTCAGGACCTTGAATACTGCGGACTCTTAAACGAAGCCGATTCCGTTATCGTAACTCGTTGCGCTCGTTCAATTCAGTTATTGGAAGAAGCGGATGCGGAATTGAAAGGAAATCAAATTCAAACGTATCCAAATGGATCTCGACAAGTTAGTCCGGAATTGACCGTGTATAAAACGCATCTTGCACACGTTGAAGGATTTTTAAAGCAACTTGGATTGACTCCGGCAGTACGCGACAAGATGCGAAACGAACAAGCCGAAGAAGTAAGTGATCCGTTCGATATTATAATGAACCAGAGCCATACAGGATAATTGGAAGTACGCGAATACATATCTGACGTTTTAAAAGGCAAAAGGATTTGTGGCGACTTGGAATTGGCTGCGGTCAAAAGGTGGGAACAGTTCGAAAACAATCCGGATATATATTACGATGCCGAAGGTGTTCAAAGGATTATTACCATTTTCAGAATGCTTCGGCATACTTCTGGGGAATATTACGGAAAACCTTTCCAATTACTTCCGTGGCAGATATTTGTATTGAGTTGGATATTTGGATGGAAATATAAGCGCAACAATTACCGAGTAACGCGAAAGGCTTATGTAGAAGTAAGCAAAAAAAATGGGAAATCGGAATTTGCCGGAGCATTAGGTGTAATCGGTGCTTTTTTCGATGGAGAAATGGGTGCGGAATGCTATTCGGCTGCAAACAAGTACGACCAGGCAACCATTTGTTGGAATGCCGGTAAAGTTATGGCTACACAATTTATGCAAGAAAGTAAGAAGTTTGCAAGTATTTGCAAGGTTTACGATTCTATTACAACTCGTGGATTAAAAAACTTGCAAGGCGAATCGAGTTTTAAACCTATTGCAGCCGATTCCAAAACATTGGATGGAGTTCGACCACATTTTGCAATTATTGACGAGTATCACGAAGCAAAGGACGATTCAATATTGCGTAACCTTGCATCCGGAATGGTAAATAGAACGCAACCGTTGTTGTTTATTATCACAACCGCCGGATTTAATATAAACGGACCTTGCCATCAATACCGAAAGGTTGTGAATGACATCGTATCCGGAAAGAAGGATGACATCTCCACATTCGGATTAATATTCGCAGCCAATAAGGAAGACGATTGGCATAAGGAAGAAACGTGGCAAAAGGCGAATCCTTCAATAGGTACAACACCAAGTTGGGAAGGATTAAGAACGGAATACACCAAGGCTATAAACGAAGGTCAATCTGCGGAGATTAATTTTAAGACCAAGAATCTAAACATTTGGGTTCGGCAGTCAAAAACGTGGATTACGGACAAGATTTGGATGAAAGGCAACAAATCCGTATCCGAAAGCGAAATAATCGGAAGCGAATGCTATGCTGCGGTGGATTTAAGTACGAAATGGGATTTAACTTGTTTCGGAATATTGTTCCCCCCAACACCAGACCGCGACAGTTTCATATTTAAGGCGAAATACTATTGTCCGGAAGAAGGAGCGCAATTCCGAGCCAAAAAAGATGGAGTTCCGTATCTGGATTGGGCTAAAGACGGGAATATGAATCTAACCAAAGGAAATGTAACCGATTTCAATGCGGTTCGAACCGACATTAACGAAGCAATGGATAATTATGCAATTCAGAAGATATATTATGATCCTTGGCAATCAACTCAATTCGCTTCGGAACTTTATGCGGAAGGTGTTCCAATGCGTGAATTTCGACAAACGGTTGTTTCTTATAACGAGCCGATTCGAGAATTGGAAGCCTTAATCGAAAAGGGTCAAGTTTGGCACGGTGCTGATCCGATTTTGAGATGGATGGCTGGAAATATTACCATCAAAACCAATCACACCGGATTAATTATGTTCGATAAAAGCAAAAGCCAAGAGAAAATCGACGGAATGGTGGTTTTGGCTATGTGTTACGCTGCGTATATGGATTCAAAAAAAGGTCAAACACCATTCAATGCTGATGAGGTTATTTCTTTCATATAATCAGATAAAATGAGCAATCAAGAGTATTTCGACTATTTCTTTAGTATAGTTGATACAAAAATGAGCTATCACCAGGCTTATATAGCCACAGAACAATGGCATTTTAAACAAAAAGGGGTAAATAAATACAAGAATTACGGAACTTTTCGAGTAATGAAGTCGAAATGGTTACGAGGTATATTAAAATAAAAAAAGCCGCCCAAAATGAGCGGCAACGTAATAAAAACCGTAACTATGACCAACTTGATGCGAATATACTAATTAATTTCGTGTTCTTCCGGAATCCTATCTATATAAATGTGACCAATACGGCAATGGCTTGATTTATCGAAGCCATCTTTAGTCGTTTCGTAAAATTGCGGAATCAAATCTGGATTCTTTTTCCATAACTTATTAGCGCGTTGCAACATCTTCCAAGACAATTCACTATACCTGGAATACGCTTCTTTGTGGTCTTGATATGTTTCAAGATAGAATTTGCCATCAAATTCACCATAAATTGAAAATAGGTCTTTGTAATTGTTCATTTTTGATTGATTTAATGATTAACAATGGTACAATATACGAAAAGTTAACAAAAAACAACACTTTGTTAATTATTTTTTGGTTTTTACCAATAAAAATCGCAAATATTTGCCTATGGGATTAATCCAACGTGTAATTCAACCGTTTAAAACGGCAAGGGCAGCTATATATTCCAAGATTGGACCGGCTAAAGATTGGTCAACTTGGCAAACCGTATTATTTTCGGCTTCAAGAGCAAAGGTTTCAGTAAATTGGAAGACAAGTCAAGCAATCCCGGCTTATTTCCGAGCGGTAACTATCTTATCCGAACAAATAGCATCCTTACCGTTTTCCGTTTATACCAAGGATGCGGAAGGAAACGTATTCGAAGCCGTAGATCATCCATTGTATCCGCTAATCAATTTCAGACCAGAGCCAACAAGGGATAAGTTTACTTATATGGAAACCTTGGTAAGGCAAATGTTTACCGGTTCTTCTAATTACAAAGGTGGAAACGCATTAATCCATATAATGACGGACGGCAATGGCAATATTGATAGATTGCACTTAATCACGGAAGAATGGGAGCAATTTAAGGTTGAAGGAGAATATTTCTATTATATACACGAACACGGTGCATCCGTTCCGGCTTCGGAAATAATTCATTTAAGAATGTATTCAGAAGACGGGATTTTAGGCAAATCAATAATTGATTACCAACAAGACACACTTGGACGCGGAATAGCCGAAATACAACACGGTGCGAACTTCTACGGAAACGGAGCGCAAATAGGTGGAGTATTGGAAACGGATCAGGCATTAAGTAAGGAACAACGCGATATAATTCAAGAAAGTTGGAATCGAAATTATCAGGGTCCAGATAATTCTGGCAAAACGGCATTATTAAGTAATGGAGTCAAATATAGAACGACCGGAAAAGGAGTTGATGCAAACGACATAGAATCAAGAAGGCTTACCATCACGGACATAAGCAATATTACCGGTGTTCCGGTTACGTTGTTGGGTCAATCCGAAACTTTTAACAATGCCGAGTTACTAAACCGAATCTTTGTCCAATACACATTAAGGAGCTGGACAAAGCGAATCGAATCCGAATTTAATTCAAAGTTATTTCCGCGTTCGGAATGGGGCAAGACCTTTGTCAAGTTCGATTTGGACGGATTGCTTCAAGGCGATACCGATTCAAGAGCGAGGTTGTATCAAACAATGTATAACATTCGCGCATTGAATCCAAATGAGATTAGAAAGAAAGAAGGAATGAACGGATACGAAGGTGGCGATGAATACGGAATGCCATTGGCATCAAATTCTAAAGAAAACGTAAATCCGTAATTATGCCGTACAACGATTATCCGGAAGCTGCCGTAAATAACGCTAAAAGGGCGATAAAGCATAAAGAAGAAAACGGTTCTGATTGCGGAACAAATGTTGGATGGACAAGAGCCGGACAAATAGCGAGAAAAGAAAGGC